TTATAGTACCAGTATACCCAATTAAATCCATTTGTATAGTTGTAATATAATTTTTTGGTACTATAAAACTAGAATAATATTCGGAATTAGAGTAAGTGTTCCAGTAAGGCGACCCACTGGCTGCTGATCCCCAATATCCAACCCCTGCCCAACCTGGAAAATTTTCATATCCGGCTCCGTCTAAACTTGACTGAGCACTTAACTTTATAGTTGGAATAGTTAATGGTGCTGATGGTACAAATTGTGGAAATACAGAATTAACAAGATCAATGGGAGCGCGAGCACCAGACTGAGCATTGGTAAAGACCGCTTGATTTAAATTACCACTTTGTACACTGATTGAATAGGATGCTGGTTGTGCTATTAGTTCTAAAGTGTGTTCTGCTGGAACTGTTACTTTAACTTGCCCTGCGGCGGCATTAAGAATAGTCATTGGCTCTTGTAGCAACAATGTAGTTCCTTGAGTATTTGTTACCCGAAATATAAAAGTGCATCCGTTTACATTTACAGGTTTTTCGTCTTGATTGACAAATGAAAATAACAGCACATTATCAACTCCGAGATTTAAAGTTAGGCGTTTAGAATACACCGAATTGTACCTCATTGTAAAATACTGCCCGCTCGAATCCAATAAAACTACTTGAGTTCGTTGCTGATAGAGGAAAACTTCTGTGGAGTACATTCATATATTTATACATTAATTTGCTGAGCTAATTTTCGCTTTTCCCATGCTTTTTTAAGATTTTCTTTGTGAGTTTCTGACAATTTAAGCCCTTTATTCCAGCCATGTCCTTTTTCTAAACCAGACATATCTAATCGTTGTTTGAATTCTTCAGTATATTTAACACCTCTATTCCAGCCTGCCCCTTTATTGGGTTTTCCAGTTTTTACTTTAGATATTTTATTTTTTGTTATTTCTTCAGTTATTCTACCCGACGATCCCTCGCCCCCTTCTGTCATATTATGTAATAATCCAGTACCTAAATCTTTGCGGCCATAATACGTGATAAGTTTTTTTTCTAACAAAAGTGCCTCAACTTCTGCTAAATTATGTGCAACTATTTTTATGCGATCATTGTGCGGGATGGGCGTTCTGTGTGTTGCCCATGCTCGTGATCCTAATCCTTTACCGCAATAGTAAGGTGTTCCATCTTCTCGCAAATACAAGTAAACATAAAAATTTAAGGGCGGTTGTTGTCGGTTAAAACTCATATTAATATTTAGTGATATTTAACTATAAACTTTTGGAACATAAATATCCCATACGAATAACTACTAATAGATGAGCACTGAAATATTCACTAAATTAACTGACAAATACCCGTTTATAACGCTATGTGTTTACGCTTCTCAAGAATATGTGGGAATTATACAAAATCGGGACGATATAATTACAACAATTTATGACTTTGGAAGTATAAGCGACCTTGATATAAAGAAAGATTTCTTAAAATTAGCCAACATTTGGTGGTGGGAAAGCAACAGATCTATACCTATAAATATTTTCTTAAAAAACGAATGGGATCCGTTTAAAGTTTATTTGCGTACTTTTATAAACAAAGATCTCGAAATTATGCATGGACCAGTCTGTAGTTTAGCTGAATTAGCCCGTAAAAAGTCAAAAAGAAAATCTATTACTTTAGTTAGGAAGATGGAGTAACTTCGTCAAGTAGGTTCATGTGTAAGGTTACTAATGCTGCATAAGAAATTGAATGACTTTTTTTAAACACAAAACCTTTAGAATCATCCCCATCCCATACAGTTTCAAAGATTTTTGGCCAAGATTTATTTTGTAAATGAGCTTTTCCTGGTCTAATAATTGCTATAAAAGCTGCCATTCGCGGAATAGAATCTGGTTTCATTTTCAATAATAAATCAGTATAGTTGCCTATATGTACTAGTTGTTTTGCCCATTCCAAATCATTCCACAATCTTTCCCACGGCGGTTCTTTTGCTAATAATTCTTGATAATGTTCAGGAGATTTAATTAACTGGTATACCGACATGTTAAGTAAATCAATTTTAAAATATCCGCGTTTTTCTGCTTCTTCATAATCTATAGCCGCGCATTGATTTATTGGGTCATAAGGAATATCAGTAATATAAACTCCCGATGCGTGACGTCTGACTTGACCTTGATGTAGTTGCCGTGCTGGTATAGCTTGAATAAGTTTTAGTACTTGTTCTCGGTCTGCCAAGTCAATATCAATATCTGCGCTCATAGAACAAGTATAGCAATTATTCCAACATATGTCAAATAGTGTAGACCTTGGTCGGCCCCGAACCATACCCAAAATTTACGATCAGCAGGAGTCAACCCTTGACTTAAATTTGTTTTTGCCCAATCAATATGATAATGTATTACGCCATCTAGTAAACCAATTGCAATGGCAAAAATATGAGCAACTGGGTCCCACGGGAAAAATAATAATAATACAATTAAGGTTCCGAGTGCGTGTATAGCCGCATGATTGCAACCACCCGGGGCCATATATACTCCCTTATCCTTAAGCATCTTTTCATTTTGTAAAAGAAAATCGCATATAAAATGTTTGATACCAAATAACGCTAATAATATACAAATAATTTTCATCACCAGCCTGCCTTTTTTAACAATTCCTGCGCTTCAATACGATTGGCAGGATCTTCTTTTAATTTCTTTTGCCATATATCTGTGTCAATATATGGCCATACCATAGCTTGTTGTTCAACATTCATTTCAGATAAAAACTTTTGACCTGACTCACAATTATATAATAACCACGGACTAATACGACCATTAACTATTGCGCTTGTTATAGAATTATGATTTCCGTAACGCAAGAAATCTTGCGATGGAGCTTGTTTTTCTTCTGCCCACTTCATAGCGTGTTCTATTCCGCGGGCTAGCGCATCCTCCATTCTTTCTACTTTCAAATAATACATTAAATATTCTTCATACAGTTTGTCACTACACCAATAGTCTAATTTTTTATTTTGTTTTAATACCCATTCAGTAAAACGAGCTGGGTTAATAACTTTTGTGTTTACACAATATCTACCAAATTTTACGAATGCCTTATAGTATGGCGACTCTGCAAAGTCATCAAATGTTTTTAGTTTAGCTGAACCTTGTGTAAGTTCATAAAATTTTAAATAAGCGTTAAATCCCATTCTTACACCGGCTTCGTTTTGTTCTTGCCGACGTCGGCGTGGTTCACAAGAATGTACCGTTAAAGAAGATTCTTTAATAAATGATTTTTTACAGTACTGACAAATATAGCTCATTTTTCTACGCCTAGCTTATGCAAATAAGCATCTATATCCTTTTTAGTATTGATTTGAGCCATAACTTCTAATTCATCATCTTTCAAATGAGGGAATAGTTCTGCTAACTGTTTTTTAATACTGCCACCAGATGCTTTTTTCTTGGGAGCAATCCACTGATGTCTCTGGGCGCCTAATCCTGGGCTAACTGAAGTAGCACATAGCCATTGTAATTGTGGATGTTTGTTTATGTTAAAAAAATGTTTGTTTAGTCTTTCATTACAACTAATCAAGTAAAATTCTTGTAAATCCTTACTACCGGTCACCGCACTTCCCCAACGAATCATGAGATAATTACTAAATTTTTTACGCTCTTCGTCTGTTAAGGAATTATAAAAATTTCGATCTTTGCGATCAAAACATGACATTTCATTTGCAATATGTAACTTATCCATTAAAACGCCCGATTGTAGTCAACCACCTCGCAGTTACGACTAATATCTTTGACAAAATAAACACATAAAGGTTCTTTGTCCTCATTGATTGGCACACATAACATTTGTCCATTTTTAAGTTTAGGAGCATACCATGACACATCCTGATACACGTCTAAAATTTCTACATCTAAAAAACTTGGTCTAAAACTAGTTAATGGATTAAATTGAAATGCTTTAAATCCTCGATCATTTAATGCTGATAGCGGAATAACTTCTAAATCTCCAAAGTCTGGTTCGCCTATTAATAATTGCCAATCTACAGGCATGCGTACACGGTGCTCTCCTATACGCAATACCAATGCCGGAGCATTAAAACTTTCCAAAAATATTAATGGAATATAATGATAATCAGGATCTTGCGGATTAGAATTATCCAGAATAGCAAATCTCATATCATCTATTTCGTCAGGTAGATGATCTAAATCATATGCTTCGTTTTCCAAGGTTAATATTTTCATAGTCTTATTATAACAAATTATTTTATGCAACGCAACCTTTATTTCCACTCCAATTTTTCTTGAGTAAATGGATAGTTAGCTTCCTTGTAAAACTGTTTGCGTTTGGTTAAATGTCGTCGTGCAAACTTACAAGTAGAGGTTACGTCCCAGATTTCTACATGGTCTTTGTCTTCTGCTTTGCGTATACCGCGACCAATCGACTGTATAACTCGCACAAAAGATTTACCAGGTTCAATAAGAACAAGATTAAAGATACGGGGTAAATTAATACCAACAGCAGCAACACCATAGGTAGCCACAATAATTTTTCCAGTACTTGTCGCAATTTCATCATATTCTTCATCTCGTTTTGTTCCTTTTGTTGCCCCGCTTACAAATACAGCATGGTCTCCTAACAATGACACTAGAGCATGTCCGGCAGCTACACGGTCTACTAGTACAAGAGTATTGCCAGTGGCATTAACTTGTGCCACTAGTTTGGATATAGTCTCAAGTCTATCTGAGTCTTCTAATAAAAATTTTAATTCTGATTGATAATTTGTAAATTCTGCGTGGTCTATTAACTGAACAATATTAACATGGCATTGCGCTAATACTCCCCGTTCTTGTAGCTCACTAGCAGCAAGTTGGTTAATAACTGGCCCTAAACTTATTTTAAGTGCTTGGAATTCAAATGCTTCTTTAGGTATTGTCCCTGTTAGCCCCCATCGAATTGGAACACGACTCATTACTGTTGTCATTAAATTTTTTAGGGCATCGGCTTTTGCCATATGACAATTTGATACTACTGCCCCGTCTACTACATAGTTGTGATTGTTTTCTATATGTAAATTATATACTTCTGCCGGTTTAGTTATTTCAGTTTTTTTAATTAGTTTCATATAATGCTTTAATTTTTCTTGCTGTATTGTCATCAAAACGTGAGTAATCAATATCTATATTTTGCAATCGTAGCCAATCTTGATCAGCTATAGTCACAGTATATCCTGCTATTTTTGCCCACTCGTGCAATGCCATAATTTTTGAGTTAAATTTTTCGCCCACACATAATTCACGCGGTTTAACTTCGGCTACTATTTTGTTTTGATGATCCACAAAGTCAACTATATAGACTTTTGTGATACCTTGTAAATTATATTCGATTCGCAATGTTTCATATTCGGCAGATTGATTAATAAATTGGTATAACGCTTCCCAACTTGATCGGTAAGGCTTATCGTCGAATGTCGAATTCCAGTGGGTATTTCTATTATTACTATTCGGGGTAAATTCCCCGTTTAATATTTTCTTTTTCATAATATCAGATCTTACTTGTTTATCAGCAACTGACATTTTAATACCGTACATACCGTTGCTAGAACCAGAATTTTTTTTACTAATTTTATCTTTGACTGATTGCGGTCTAGGACTGAGTGTGCCTATATTTTGTCCTTTGGTGCCAGCATTCCACGGAGTACCAGTATTAAGGTTTTGTTTAATTATATCTCCATATTTTTCCTGAACTGCGTTGCCACCAATAGAGGATAACTTAGCCTTAATCTCGTTAGTAGTGATTGACCCGTTTAGTAAGTTATCAATGTTACTAACCCATAATATAGTTTTAGTGCTTAATAATCTTCTGCAAAACCTATCTTTATCATTATCAATCAAAGTTACTCCCGTCGATAACGTTATACTGTTACCCGAATACGCAATAACTCTGGTAAGTTGATTATGATCTATCATCTTAGCGTTAAATCGATCTATCATTTGTTGGGCTGACTGTTTCATAAATACTTTCGCTTTAGTTAACTGTATTTATACTAGTATAAACTATTTCGTGATTTTTTGTCAATCTATCTGCCCGTATCCATCCATCGTTAGTTAAAAATTTATGGTTTCCAGTAACTTGTATTTTACTTCCATTATCGAACTCCAAATTGTACATTTTTTCACTAGAGGAATTGGTTAAATTTATATGCTGTTTAACTACGATGTCGGTCTTAAATTCTTTTGTATCTTCTGAATAATTAATAACTGTATCGCCCGCTTTAATATCTTTGATTGCTACATATCCCGAAGGTGTTAAAACTTTACTATCAGCAGTAAAACACTCGTCAACCATTACGCATACTACATCTTCAAGAAAATCTTGAATTGTAATTTCTGCTGTAGAATTTTTTGTATTTTTAAGCAAAATATTTAAACTTTGCCAAGTACAAATTGTGTGCGTTTTTCCAAATTCTTTACGATCACCAAAGAAAACGCCGACATCTAACCCCAATCCGCGATAATCTTTTTCTGTTTGTGTTACTAATGACTTGTTGGGAACAATTACAATAGTCCTACCATGTTGTTCACATCGTTGACTTAGTGCCGCAGTCATAATAGTTTTGCCTGCTCCGGTGGCAATTTCCTGAATTGATTGAGGATTTTCTAAAAAATTATTAATGATTTCAACTTGATAATCTCGCAATTTAATTGGCTGGCCTTCCATCGGGTGGCCGGCCCCCCAATTAATATGAATAAATGTATCTTCGTTTACTCGCTCAAAAACAAAATTAGTAGAATAATCACGCTGATCATCAAGTATGATATCATAGTTAAAACTTTCTAATATAGGAATAATTTCTGGCAGTAAATTTGTAAAGGTACTTCCGCCCAGTTGAAAATAAGATACCTTACCATCCCATCGACCAAGTCTAACCGCCGGTAAATAACGAGCCCCGGGTACATCATATTTAAAGGTATTAACTAATTTTCGTCGTGCGTCAAGCTCAAGACCTTCAATTTTGATATTAACCTCGTCGCGTATTATAATTGTAGCTGTTCGCATTATTGCTATTGTAGCATATTTAATTAAGATAAGTCAAAAAAACAGATACCGTTTTATAGGTATCTGTATAAAATGAACTGTTTATACAGTTCAGGAGCTACTTTGTGTATATCCAACATCAGTTGAATACTACAAATTTCTTAAATATGGTGGTAAATCTGTATCTGTAATGGGTAAATCAAAATGTTCCTTAATAATTAAATTCCAGGCTCGCCCTTTACCATAAATGTTATAGCTATATGCTAGTTCAGCACATTCTTTAACAATTAGCTCGGCAAACTTTTCCAAGTCTTCTTCAGGAGTATAGTTGTCAATCATTTCTCTGCCACTATCGTCCCATAAGGTAAATCCTATACCAGCATCAAGGGCAAGTTGTCGAATCCGCTTGTTCATATCAATATCCTTCGTATTGTTCCAGTGTTCTTATTAGATCAGGTAGTGCTCGCTTGTCTATGGTCAGGTAATATGGACCAATATCATCGTAGGCGTGTAATTGGATTCGAACGGCGTCTTTATTGTCTGATACTGATAGATACGGCAGACCTGTTGGGCCATTGATCGTGATCATTTCTTTACTGCCTCCAGGTAGCATTCTTTACAAGCACTATCATTTCCATGTTTACATACATCTAATAACGGATTATCAAAATCATATACCCGATCTGCTTGTGCTAATTTAGCTTTTAATAATTCATTCTCAACTGCCAATTCATCTGCTCGAACCATTTCGTGTGAGTGTGCCGAGAACAGCCGGTCTCGTTCCTTTTGTAGCTGGCGTAGCATTTCGGCACACTCTTTAAAAAACTTACTCTGCCCCATTGACACATGAATATCCAATTCATCAGCTAGTTCATTTGCGTTCATTACCATTGCTCCACTTTCTCTAAAGCTCTAATCAATTCAGATACCACTCGTTTATCAATATTAATAAACATTGTTTTATTCACTTGGTTAGGATACAGTTGTATTCTCACCTTATCACCCATATCAATTACTGAAGCGTATTGAAGGCCTTGTGATTCAATCGTGGTTGTTGGATAAATTGTATTCATAATGTTTTTCCTCTAATGTCCTCAATTTCTGTTGGTACATCTTTATTCCGCAACTCCAAAATGGTCTTGAATTCTTCGTTTAACTTCATGTAAAGCACCATTGTAATCTGTGTATAGTTCATTGCTGGTCCAACTGCCATCTACATTACGATTTACTAAATCATCAGTAACACTAACACATTCCCGCACAATTAACTCGGCAAACAAGTCTAATCCTTCTTGGTCTGGATTGTCCTGAATGCCGGCTTGTTGTTTTAATTTATTAAACATTCTTCATACAAGTTGCCGAGGCTAAAGACTTCCAATTTTCTTCTGATACTTTAGTTAAATCAGCTAACTTTAATGCCATACGTAACGACATTTCGCGTAGTTTAGTTTGATTAGCATCCATAAATGCTAGAATGTTTTCACCTGTTTCTGGACTAAAGTCGTAATCTCTAAACAGTTGTCCTTGGCGGAAAATTTGTTTAATACGCAAAAACTTATCACGCATCGTATCCAAGGTCAAATCCAAAAAGTGACAACGTGATTGCAATGCTTCCAAGTGATCCTTCATTTTTTTACTTTGAATGTTTTCAAATTTAAGGTTGGTAATAAAAATTGCTCCGCCCTTAAAATCAAACTGGTCAGGAACTCCCTCGCGGCGTAGCATAGCTGAATCTGAATTCCAAAAAATCTTACGTTTCTTGCCAGAGTCAAGGGCGGCTTTAAGAATATTTAAGGATAACTCGTCTTGGAATACCGAATCACAATCGTCAAACACTAAAACGTTGTTAGCGTCACTATGACGATAAAGGGTACAGTACAATCCAATCGGAGTCATTGCCCCTTTAACCACTTCGTACTTAATTTTTTTACCTGAAATCTTATCAAACAAACCTGATTTCTCAAGTTCAAATTCTACACCGTAACTTTTACCTACACCCGGAGGACCAACTACAATCATCGCACGAACGTCACCTGAAATAGTAGCACGAGTCATTTGCTGTAAAATTTCAAATCGCTGTTCAATGCGATCCATAACTTCGTCGTCTGTTTCTATAGGGGTTACAATAGGAGCAACAAATTCTGCTACTGGAACTGATTCATTTGTAAACTCAATATCTTCTATTGAATTTACTTTAATACGAACTTTATCGAATTCTTCTCCGAAATATCCTTCTGATTCTACAGTCACGTAGCCTCCTTTAACGCCTGTCTGATAACCTTTAGCAAGTGTAAATGCAATATTTTGAACTGTTTTGTTGCGATACACACCATTTTTAATTAATACTGTTGACATACTTTAGCTCCTACTTTTATATTTTAAGTAACTATTATAGCGTTAATTGAATTACAAGTCAACTATTTTTACGTCTAAAAATTCCTTTAATCTGATCCCGAAAATTTGCGGCAACCCGGCGCACTTTTTCAGTTCTTTTGACATGATCAAATTCGGCTTTTTCGTACCGACGTCGCTCAACTTTTTCTTTATCAAATTCATGTTGTTCAAGTGGGGTTGTTATGCTGTTTCCTATTAACCCCTAGTATAACGAATAATAATATCGGTACTGCTAAACATTGCCTTAACTGTTTGCTCAGCTACATAAGCTG